TCGCAAAACAGGCATCTTACCACCACACTTAATACATTGTGTCATTTCTAATTTTACTTTCACTCCTTTCATATTATCTATCGTTGTTTAATGTGAATAATTTTCTTTCAGTTTCAGTATAAGGTTTGAACCAACTTTTAATTACTCTATGTGTTAAATCATCTCCGTTACTATCCTTATCATTGTATTCTTGTTTGACTAAAGATAAAACTCTATCTAACAAATCATCAGCATCATATCTACATACTGAAATCAATATGTGTAGTTTTTCTTCAATTTGTCTTTCAAAACTACGACCTTTCATATAAACATTGTGGTCATCACTCATCATATAAGAATAGTCGTGTCGTTTCACTTCATCCATAAACTCACCATACAATTTACTTTCTTCATTATACGCATCATTGATAAATGCATCGTTATTTACTTTCATATTTTCTTTTTTTAATTGTTGTGCAAATGCAACTATTTGATAATAATTCATACTATTTTAATTTTAATGTTTGAAAATATGTTTTCAAATCATTTATATATTTTATTGAAAGTTTGATTCTCTTTTTAATATGTTTTATCTCATTTTCGTTTCTATGTAATCTAAAAATAAACATCTTATAATCATCTTCAACTCTCGGGTCATATGAAATAAAATCACACCAACTTGCACCACTAACCAACATATTTGATAAACATTGATAGTAATAATTGGTTGCTACATTCTTAAAGTCATCTTCCGTTTCTATCATACCATGTTTAAAGTGGTTTACCGATGAGAAAGGACATTTCACTTCAATAACACCATCAGTATTTACAATACCATCTGGTGAACCACCATAATATTCATTGTACTCTATAAAAGGTGCCGAATCAACTTTCAATTGTGTCATCTTTTCATAGTGAGATATTGCAACAGGTTCTAAATCAGTTCCCCAATCTAATGCTTGACCTACTGCGGGTGCAGATTGTCCACCAAATGATTCCGATACTTTTGTTAAGAGATATGTTTTAGCACCTTCTCCAATCGTATCTTTACCACCTCTTTCTTCAATCATTATTTTATATAACTCCGAACTGGTAATCTTACCACTTCTTTGTTTAAACCATTCACTACTTCTTTGTTCTATTATTTCTTTTTTCATACTATTTTATTTTAACTTTACTTTGAGATTTTTTAGTTAACATTGGGTTAACATCATACACACTAAATTGACTATCCATTGGTATAATGAATTTATTATTAGATGTGTCGATTTTATTACGAACTTTCTTAAACTTCAATCCTACAATAACACCTTGCTCATCCAAATATCTCATATCGTATTCATCTCCATCAATTACCTTATAACCCATAAATGATTTGGGTAATTGTTTACCTTCAAATACCATTGCAACTCTACCTTTATTTTCACTTAACAATTTTAATGATTCTAACATATTATAACCACTAAACGAATAAGTCAAATCATAGTTAGGATAGAATTGTAATAAACCAAATCTCTTAGCTACTTTTGTATAATCGTAAAACTTAACATCGTCAAACAATTCAAATATTACTCTATTATTATATTGAAACAAAGTAGGTTCAATATCACTCGTACCATTTAAACGAACTGAAAAACGATAACCTAATTGTTCAGCCTTATATTTAGCTTTTTCGATTTCAGCCACCAACCAACCCATAAAGAATTGTCTATGTTCAAAGAATAATTTTGTTTTACTAATACGTGATTTGTTAATTGTATTTTTATGAATATCAATTTTATTTCTACCACTTTCAGTTAAACATGCGGTACGGCATTCTTCCGTACTCATAGGACAAACATTATATCCACTTTGAGATGCGGGTGCCAAATATAACATATAGGTCATTTCATTATATTTTAAACCTTTCATCATTTTAGACGATTGTGCAACTGCACCCAAATAAGACAATCCCGTTATCTTTTTAGCATTACTTATTGTTGTAAATTTCATTGTATTCATATTAATATTTTTTATAGTTTAAATTAAAGAGGTTTATAATTGTCGGAATTAGTTATTACAATTCTTTCACATTCATATCTTTCGTATGAATTAAAACCATTTTTGTCAAAATTATCACCATCCATTAAAATAACAAAACGAATATTTGTTTTTGGATTCTTTTTAAGATACAATTTCATAGCATTTGGTAATTCGTGCATTTCGGTTCTTTGTTGATTTTGACCACCACCTTGTGTGGTAATAACTTTACCCATAATATAATCAATATACTTTTTACCATCATTACATATATAATCCATACTATGCGATGTAATACCTTCATTTTTTGGAAATTGTCCAAACTCACCTGTTTTTAACACAAAACGAAAAGCTTTATTACTACCAGCGGGTAGTTTTTCTAAATTGATACCTCTTTCGTTTGCAAATAATATTTGTGTTTTTTCACTACTATTTTGTTTAGCAGATGGTTTTGCATATAAAGAAGCAATATCAATATCTTTAACTATTTTTTTAAGAATAGTAATAATATTGGTATATTTATCTAAACCATTTCTTTCAATATGGTTTTCAATTTTTATTTTTAACCAATTATCTTTTTTACTATCAATATTTTTTAATAAAGATTTAGCCGATTCTACACATTGTGGAATATTTTCCAATCTACTTTTATTTTTACGATAAAAACTATAAAACTCATTATAAGTTTTACCTTTAAAATCTTTAAATTGTGATTGTTTTACTTTTTTCATATTATGATTTTTTTATATATGTTGGGGTATACTTTAACCCGATACTCTAAGGTACGACTTTTTAAGGTCCTGGCCAAATATATTGAAAAGATAGGGTAAAATTAGCGGCGTGAGTATCAACGAGTTATGAACTTTCTTTTTTACCATATATAACTCGTTGATTCTCTATAAAAAATCTTTGAAAACATTGGATAAAATAGCCACTTGATTATCAATGAGTTATGCATATAAAAATACCCCATTCATAACTCGTTGATTTGCAATAAGTTATGATTTTTGGGGTATTTGGGAACATATATAAATAATATTATATATGATTTATTTGTTATATGAGAGGGGTATTTTGGGTGATTAGTTCACTAAATTTGTTGAAAGAATTTTTCTAAATTTTGTTCAGTATCCAAATTAGTTGCCAACTCTTTTTTAGTAGATTTTATTCTTTCAATTGCTATATTGAAATATTCTTCGGAAATTTCACTTCCAATAAAATTACGATTTTGTAGAATTGACATTTTTGCAGTAGTACCACTTCCCATAAATGGGTCATAGATAATATCATTTTCATTAGTCCAAGAATGAATATGTTTTTGTACCAATTCTTCTGGAAATATTGCAGGATGTTCAAATGCTATTAAATCACTAGTGGATTTATACATACCATTTTTCATTATCCAAACATTGTTTTCGACACCATATTCCGCTATTGGTTTGCCAATCATTCCAGAAACCAATTCACCATTTTTATTTCTAAATTTACGAGAATTTCTAACTGAACCTGCTTGTGCATTTTTTTTTAAGATTGGATTGAATGTATTTGGTTTTCCTTTGGATAGAATAAACATGTATTCAAATATTTGATTATATCTATTTTTTTGTGGAAATGGTGTTCCTGTTTTTTGGTATATCATTGTATCATATAGATTAAATCCAATTTCTTTAAAATAAAGAGCTTGTTTAAATGATGTACCTGTTTCACTACCTTTAATAGTGGCATCACCCACTACCCAAACAACAACACCCCCCTCTTTTGTCACTCTGAATAATTCTTTTGCAATATCTTCAAATGGAAATGAATATCCATTATATGTTCTCAAATCATCATATGGTGGTGATGTTATAGTACAATCAATTGAATTGTTGTCCATTTTTGATAAAGTATCGATACAATTTTCATTGTATATTTTGTTAATTTCAATCATAATTTAAGTTTTAAATTTTAATATTTTTCTATATCTAAATATACAAAAATTATCTTAATTTACCAAATTTATTCATAACTTTCTCTATCAATTTTTATTAAATATGGAAAACGTGGTACACCAGCTGGTGTGAGGTTAAAATATTTTATTGTAGCACTCCTACCTATTAATTTCTTTCTATTCTTCAACATTTCTTCCGTTTCTTCCCAAGTTCCTTTAATGTTAGATTTAAATTTAATACCCATATCGGTTTCAAAAACTGCATAACCAGCTTTACCAGTCCTATTACCCTCACCCTCTACAATGTCCAAAATGGTATATTCCTCATCTACGAATGATTTATGTTTCATTAAAGACTTACTTCTCTTATTCTCATATTTTTTATCCAATCGTAACATTTGACCTTCGAATCCTTTATCCACATACTCACCATACAATTCCATCACTTCATCCTCATTGTTACAAGTATCGGTTTCAACTAATACACAATGTTTTTCAAATGATTCTAATTCAGTATCAAACAATTCATCCAATGCATAACATCGTTCACCAAAGGTAAGACTATCGTTTGGTAAGTCATAAATCCAATACTGAATATTCTTTTTACTTTCTTTTAAGTCCGCATCAGTTGGTTTTGTTTTCTTTACCAACGATACAATCTTATTAAAGTCATTTGCGAACTTGTCAGCATATAACTCACCATCCAATACCATATCAGGATATACTTCAAATACTTCACTTAAACTTTCTATAATATGTGGTGCTGAAATGATTGGTTTACCATTACGACTAAACATACCATCCTTTGTAACGATACATCTAATACCATCCAATTTAGGTTGTGAGAATATTGGGTAAGTAATCTTATCCTTACTATCTTCCCACTTACTCGCCAACATTGGTTCAAAGTATTGTGTTTTGTTTATGTGTTTGATATTCTCAAAGTAACCACTCTCCAACTTCTTTGTTCGTTTAGCAACTGCTTCTTTCATACATTGTTCGTTATCCGTAGTTTCGTTTAACTTACCAGTATTCTTACCATAAACAATAGTCCATTCGTTTGTGGTAATTGCACCACCAACTTGTCCACTACGTGTTCGGTATTTGTTACCCACCACTTCGATTGTCCACTCTTGCGTTGCACCTGTCTTTGTCTTTTTGTATATTGTATCTAATTTCATATTATTTTATTTTATTGTATTCGGAGTCTAAAACTAATTGCATATGTACTAAAAAAGGTTTTTTGGTTTGCATAAATTGTTTACTCCATTTATTTAGTTCAAGTATTTTATCATAATTCTCATAACATACCCAAACATCATAACCATACTTGTAGATTCTATCAATAACGATAGCTGCTCCCTTACCATTTCTAGTTAAACGAATAACATAATTCTGTACACAACTAATATTAGGTTGAACATAGTCCACTTCTATATCATTAACTCGCCATGCACCTATGGTTGTGTGTTTTAATTTTTCTATATTTTTTATGACTAACATATTAATTTGTTTTTTGGTTTTCCCACCAGTATTTTGTTGTTCGTAACACTTCGGATATTTCAACTAATAAGGATGTAAAATGTTGTATTTCGGCTAAAATAAGTCTCCTTTCCGTTGCTACTTGTAATCCCATA